ATCTTGTAGGCGTGGGACAGTACGTCAGCCGCTTGTTCTTCGCGCTTCAGCTTCAGTAGCTCCTGCATGGCTTGTTCGTTGGTGATGTACATGGCGTTTTCTCCCTGTGGGCGACCGCGAATTTGCGGCGACGGGGGTAAGAATAATACCAAAGTATTTTTACTGTCAAGTCGCAAAGTAGTATTTGAGGTAAAATAAAAACCGCCGGGACGTCCGGCGGTTAAGTTTGGAGGTGTGCGATGGGTTGGATTGATGAGGAAAAAGAAAAGGCCGCTACGAGAGCGGCCTTCCATGACGGAATGCGAAGAGTGTCTAGTCGGTCACATGCAGAACCCACTGGATGCAGGAATCTATTGCGTTCAGCCTGGCGTCAGATACTGGCTGCGAAAGCAAGGCTGTTTTAAGTGCTTCAAGTCTTTCGAGGGATTGCTCCCTGAATTCTTCCTTTGGTATGCTCTGCGCCAGCCCGAGGATGAGCGCCTGGAGCGAGGCGATCTGTCCCTGCACATAGTCTGGGTCTTGATATGGATGTTTCATGCCCCTCTCCTGATCGCGCGGCACTTCCGTCATTCCTGTTTGTCTTTATGACGCAGTATCCGGCGGTATTGGTTGTTGTTCATTAGCGGCCAAACATCGCGGCGGTGCGTCAGGTTAATCCTGGAATGAGCCGGGGATCGGCGGGGCGGAGATGGCTGCTATTGCTTCGGGACTTCCTGGCCTGGCTGCGCTGTCAGTCCGTAGCCGGAATCGCCGGCAGATGCCGTGCTGGTCACGCTCTTGACCACATTGGTGTCATCGAATGCCACGACCAGAGTTTGCTGCGACACGTTCGCGCCGCCCGCAAACACCCCGACGAAGGGGATGAAGCTGCTTGCCTTGGGTGATGCTTGAACAAAGATATAGGTGAATTCGGTAATTCCACCCGATTTGCGCGCTACCTGGTACGGTTGTCCCATCAGGTGAGCAACTTCATCCTTAGTGGTGACCCCCTCTTTTATTTGATTTGCCGCATTTTGATCTATCGGGCGGCCCACAGACATACATCCGGAAACCAGCGCCAAGATGGATAGGATGATGATCGCTCGCATAGTTGCTCTCCTGAATGAAAAATATGTCGGCTAGCCGACGATGGCTTCGGCTTGTTTGAGGAATCGTTGCTTGGCTTGACTGAGCTGCTTTTGCGAGCCACATAACTTGTTCGCGGCACCATAGAATGCCAGCCGGTAGGCGGCATCCATGCTGGTCAGCGCGGCGATGGAGCGGTGCGCATCGGTCTCCGAGGATTTCACCTGCATAGACATTCCCGCATTCAGGCTGTCGATGGCCTTGTAGACCTCCTTGTCGATGGGGGTTCCCTGTTCTTCGCAGAAGCGGAATATGCCGCGCAGCTCCTGTTTGCTCACAGTGCCGTCGGCGACCGCCAGCCAGCTCAGCGCATTGACTGCATCGTGGTGGGCGTTTTGGCAGTCCGATAGAGCCTTGCTTAACGCTTCGGCGTGCACCTTGCGTTCGCGCTTGATATCGTCTTCGATGTCATCGACCATGCTGCGCGGAGGCGGTCTCAAATCGCTCCGCGTCAGCCGCGTCAGCATGTACCAGAGAACGGCGAGAATAACGATAGAGAGAATAAGTGAGGCCAATCCATCCATGGCAAAACCTCTCAAAAATTGAATTTCAATTGAATTTGAAGCTGGATCACGTTATTGGCCGGATTTTTTCTGGGAGAATTTAACGACCGAATTAAGTAATTCTAGCGCGTCGTCCAGCCGAAATTCCGCTTTCAGTTGTTCCAGTATTGCCACGCAGCGCTTGATGCGCTCGTCGTCAACGTAGAGGCCGTCAACCATTTCGCCGTCTTCCATTGCCAGCCATTCAGGCCGGACGCCGCAGGCCTTGGCTAGCTGCACTGTAAATGTTGATGAATCCGTATCTCCGCGCTCGATTTTAGAGATCGTCCCTTGTTTGACGCCGGATTTCGTTGCCAGCCCCTCTTGTGTAAGTTGTGCGTGCCCGCGCGCTTGCTTAAGTCGTTCACTGAATTCCATATAAGGCAAATTACTACCGAGAGAATGCTCGGTCAAACTACTTTGCGACTTGACACGAATAATACTTTGCGAATAATCTGCGGCAATCATGAGTAAACAATCCTTATCAAAAGCAGTTGAGCTGGTGGGCGGGCAGGTAGCGCTGGCCGCCGCCATTTGTCGTGTTAAGCCCGGTAGCAGGGTCGGGCAGGGTCATGTGTGGAAGTGGCTGAACGCCCTCAAGGGGGAAACTCCGCCTCCGGAATATGTGATCACAATTGCCGAGGTAACCGACTGGCAGGTTACGCCTCACCAGTTGCGCGATGACATCTACCCCCATCCGCTGGACGGGATGCCGAGAATCGAACAACAGGAGGCCGCTTGAGCGGCCAGAAAGGTAAGTCATGAAGCTTTCCAAAGAACAGAAACGCCTCGCCGCGCAATGCGTGGCGGATGTTGTCCGAGATTTGATGAGCGGCAGCAATCTGCCTTCAGCAAAAGAGCTGAAGGCGCAAGCCAAGTACACCGCAAAGGCGGTGTTGGCCGGGTTTAAGTCAATCAACGCAGGCCGTTGATCTTGCCTTTTACTTCCGAAATGTTGCTTCCGATTTTGTGCAGGTCGCCACGCATGGCTTTGGCGAGTTCGATCAGCCCGAGCGCGATGTGTTCCCGGTATTCGTCCTGGTCTTCCACTGCGATCCGCGCGGCGGTTTCCAGATGGTCGATTGCTGTTTTGAAGCTCATGGCGCGTCCTTTCGTTAAATATTCTGGTGTGTGGAAACGTCAGATTATCACGGTGGGATGCGCCACCCAAACCAAGGAGGCCGCTTGATATGAGCGGTTTAACGCCAGAACAGGAGGCTGCGCTCAAGGCGTTGTTCATTAAACAGTACGGCGGGCAGCAGCTATATATCGCTAAGAACAAAACACGCGATCTCGTGTCTTTTCGAATTGGTCTCGCTGTATTTGGAGTGTGCCTAGCTCTGTTTTTCCAAGTGTCACGACGTTCTGGAATGTGGCGCATCGCATGTCGTACAGGCTGCGAAGCTGAGATTTCATTTCGTCCGGGAAGAGATGCACCAGCGTCGCAAGCGCATGCGTCAGCGCTAAGTCCTGAGCGCGCAGCAGATTGAGGTGGTCGAAGAGTTCGTTTTCTTTCATGGGTGTCCCTTTCGTGATTGGGTTTTGTGTGAGAGCTCCATTCTATCGCGGCTGTGGATGCCCTCTTTTTTCCGGGGGTGTGCTGTGACGTGCGCCCCGAATCGTTTTCTGCGTTCCTTCCCGAGCCAGGAAGTCCGCGCAGCCTCTGCGCGGTTGGTGCCATCCGGCCTTGCGGCTGGGTGGCATTTTTTTCGGGGATTGGGCGGTTTTGCATGATTGCAGTCTAGGCCGGCGCAGCGCGCCGGGATACCACAAACAAACAGGGGGAGTGATGGCTAAGCGAAAAGATTATCTGGATATGATCCGCGCCTTTCCGGGCGGATGGGATGCGATGGCGGCGGCGTGCGGGTTGTCGCGCCAGTCGCTGGAGAATCGCATTTACGAGCGCAAGGGGCAGGTGGTTTCGGTGGAGCTGGCCGAGCTGATGCAGTCGTTCAGCGGCACGACGCATTTCGCCGAAGGGGTGGCGCGCGATGCGGGCGGGGTGTTCATGCGCCTGCCGGAGGTGGGCGAGGTGGGCAACGATGAGTTGCTGTCCGAGTTCAATCTGCTCTATGCGGAGCTGGGCAATCTGTCCGGCAAGTTCCGCGCTTATGTTGAGGACGATCAGATCAGCAACGCCGAGCGCGCCGATCTGGATGCCGAGGCGCAGAAGATCCACCGCACGCTGGAGAAGTTGTTGGCCCTGACGTACCGGGTGTATTGCAAGCCCGAGGGCGCGGTATGAATGCGCCGATTTGTTTCTCTCCTCCTTATGATGAGAAAACGCCGCAGCAGCCTGTGCGCGCCTCTGCGCATAGCCATAGCCATTTGAGCATTGGCCGGAAGGTTGCAGACGAATCTTATGCGCTGCCATACCCGTTCCCGGATGGGGCGGTATGGGCGGCGATCAGACATGGCGTGGTGATGAACATGGTGTACATGAACAGCCACGATGTGTCGGTGTCGTTCGGTTTGTTCCGTCAGCGATCCCGCGCGGCCCTGGCGAAGGAGGGTGAGGTATGGACTGGCGCGGTGCGCGGCGGTTGCTTTGTGCCTTCGTTTGATTCGACTGACGTGAGGAGCGGCGGCGCACTGAATACGGCAAGGGTGGTTGATCAATGACGAATTCCGGCTCACCTCCGGATGAATGCGATCTGTGTGTGAGCGACAAGGGCGTTTACGACTTCGGCAGGGTGTGTTGCTTGGCGCGGTTTGTGTGCAGCATTCCGGTAAAGGTTTTTCGGCAGGGCTGGATGGAGCGGTTCAAGTCGCGCAGCGATGAGGTTTTTTTTGATGAGCTTGAGAGTGCCGTCAGGGTGCGCTGGGCGAATAAATAAGAAATAAGGGGAGCAGGTGAATGGCGGAAGCTAAACAGCGCTCGGTGTGGTCGCCGATCTTGCCGGTGCCGGATGATACGCCGGCGGTGCGCTTGCGGCACGGCACGCGCGGCGAGCCGTTGCGGGCGTTTGTTTACCGCGATGCGGTGGGGCAGTTGCTCGGCTATACCGCGCGCTTCATGACTTCATCCGGCGAAGCTGTGCATTTGCCGATGACCTGGTGTCAGGATCAGGACGGCATCCGAGGTTGGCGCTGGATACAGTTCCCGCGCTTCCGCCCGGTGTATGGCATCGACCGGCTGCCCGAGTTGGACGATATCGGCTTGACGTTCCTGGTGTTCGACGAGTACGAAGCGGAGTGTGGGCAGCAACTGCTCGGCGAATCGATGCGGTGGGATTTTGTGTCCTGGCCGGGCGGTATCAAGAAAATAGACGAGGTGGATTGGTCGCTGTTGCGCGGCCGCAACATCATCATCTGGCCGAGTCTGTCCAAGGATAGAGCGAAGGTGCGCCGCGATGCCGATGACGGCGGCGCGGTGTTGCCGCGTGAGCAGCAGTCCGGCTGGAAGGCTGCTTTGAAGCTGGAAAAGATTTTGATCGGCTTCGGCTGCAAGGTGATGGGCATCACCGATCCGTTCAGCGCGGGTGCGGGCGATCTGCCCGAGGGCTTCGGCCCGGCGATGGCGGGGATGCAGCGCTGGGAGCCGAAGCGTCTGGAAGATTGGGTCTGGAAGAATTCTGGCCGGGGGATGGGGGACGAGTACGCTCAACGCTTGCGCCAGCTTAAGGGTGAGGTCATTGAGTCCGATCCGCCGCCCGGCGATTCGCAGCCTGTCATGCAGTCGGGTGCGCCCTGGACGTATCACCTGATCAAGCGCAGCGGCGAGCTGCTGGCATGCCTGGCGAACGTGCATGACATCCTGTCCAACGATCCCGAGTGGCAGGGCGTGATTGCCTTTGATGAGTTCGCGCAGCGCGGCGTCAAGCTCAAGCCGCCGCCGTATCAGGGTGGCGCGATCGGCGAGTGGGAGGCAACCGATGATTCGCTCACCGCGATGGCGCTGTCGCGCGCCTACAAGTTCACGCCGTCCTCTCAACTGATTGCCGAGTCCGTCGAGGTGATCGCCCGCGCCAACGGATTCCATCCGGTGCGACGCTGGCTGCGCGGGCTGAAGTGGGATGGTGTGTCGCGCGTTGATCACTGGCTGAGTGATTACCTCGGCACCGAGATGTCTCCCTATTCGATGCGCGTCGCGCGCTGGTATCTGCTGGGCATCATCGCTCGCGTGATGAGGCCGGGCGTCAAGTTCGACTACTGCCTGGTGCTGGAGGGTAAGCAGGGACTGATGAAGAGTAGCGCGTTCGCCGCGCTCGCCGGGGAGTGGTTCAGCGACGCCGACATTAACCTGGACAACAAGGATTCGATGTCCGCCCTGCGCGGCAAGTTGATCCACGAATTCGCGGAGCTGGGTTCGTTGGCCAAGCATGAGGCCAGCAAGCAAAAGAGTTTTATTTCCCGGCAGGTTGATGAGTACCGTCCAGTCTACGGCAGGCGCGAAATACGCGCCCCGCGTCAGGTCGTCTTCGGCGGCACGACGAACGAGGAATGGGACTGGAACAAGGACCCGACCGGCGGCCGCCGCTTCTGGCCTATAGCAGTGGCGGGCGAGGTGAATGTCGAGGGCATCAAGGGCGCGCGCGATCAGCTGTTCGCCGAGGCGCTGGTGTTATTTGAGGCCGGTGAGAAATACTGGCCAGACTCGCAGGAGCAGCGCGAGATATTCGACCCCGAGCAGTTCAAGCGCGAGCAGCAGGACTCGCTGATCGATGCGCTGCATGATTGGGTGTTTGAACAACACAAGGAATTCTCTATCGCCACCGCCGCGATGGAGGGATTGAAGCTGGACGCGTCGAAGCTGACGCGAGATTTACAGACCCGCATCGGCATTTCCCTGCGCAAGCTGGGTTGCACGAAGGTGGAAAAACGCAACGGTATGACTCGCTTTTGGTACAAGCCGCCACAGAAAACGGCCACGTCGAACAGCAGCACACCCGCGCTAAAACTGGAGGACGACGATGAGCCGTATTAGTCCAAAGGTATGGAAGGTGTGGCAGAGGTATGGAAGCCTGCAAGCCGCGCCGTTGTTGAGGGTTCCATACCTTCCACACCTTCCATACCTACCCCCTCGCATGCGAGCGGGCGCGCACCCGCGCATATACGCGCGCGGGCGCGCAACCACAATCAACCTATGGAAGGTATGGAAGGTATGGAAGAAGCAGAGCCAGCGCGGCTTGCAGGCTTCTATA